TTCATCCTACTGAAACAACAATTATAGTTGCAGATTCTAAATTAGGATGGGCAAAAGCGTATAAAGAATTTTTAAGTTTATTATGGATTGGTCAAATTCCGCAATGGGATTTGTCTAGGGTTCGTCCTGCTGGAAAACCATTAAAAACATTTGGCGGCCGTGCATCTGGCCCGGAACCACTTGATGATTTGTTTCGATTTTCAATTAATATATTTCAAAATGCAGCTGGGAGAAAATTAAAACCCATTGAATGTCATGACCTTGTTTGCAAGATTGCAGAGATAGTTGTTGTTGGGGGTGTTCGCCGTTCGGCACTCATTAGTTTATCCGATCTCGAAGACAGAGAAATGCGTCATGCAAAATCTGGACAATGGTGGGAGCACAATGTTCAACGAACATTAGCGAATAATTCTGTTAATTATAAAGGAAAACCAAATACAGGCACTTTTATGCGAGAATGGTTGTCTCTTTATGATTCTAAATCAGGAGAGAGGGGGATATATAATGGTGTTTCTGCAAAAGATCAAGTAATTAAATTAAATGAAAAGGCAATCAATGGGAGCGGAGATTTTATATTTAGACGAGAACCTAGAGAAGATTTTGGGACTAACCCCTGCAGCGAGATTATTCTTAGAAGCAGAGAATTCTGCAACTTATCGGAATGCGTTATCCGAAGATGGGACACTCCCGAATCTCTTTCTAAGAAAGTCAGGATTGCAACTATCCTTGGAACATTCCAATCAACTCTTACCAATTTTAGATATCTCACCAGAGAATGGGGGAAAAACTGTACTGAGGAACGACTGCTTGGGGTATCACTTACAGGAATATTAGACAATCCTTTGACTAATGGTAAGAAAAAAGGATTGGAATCATTATTGGATGATTTACGAAAGGTAGCATATGAAACAAACAAAGAATGGGCAGATAGATTGGGAATTAAAAGATCAGCAGCTATTACCTGCGTTAAACCAAGTGGCACTGTGTCTCAGCTTGTTGATTCTGCTTCTGGTATTCATGCCCGTCATAGTCCTTTTTATATACGAACTGTGAGGGCAGATAATAAAGATCCATTATGTAAAATGATGAAAGACAAGAAGTTTCCTAATGAGCCTGATGTGAATAAACCAGAACACACAACTGTTTTTTCCTTTCCATTTGAAAGCCCAAAGGGAGCAGTTTGTCGTACAGATATGACTGCAATCGATCAATTAGAATTATGGTCTGCATATCAAGAATATTGGTGCGAGCATAAACCATCTATTACTGTATCTGTTAAAGAAGATGAATGGTTTGATGTGGGTGCTTGGGTTTGGAATAATTTCGATTCAATTAGTGGTATTTCGTTCTTGCCTTTTAGTGAACATACATATAGACAACCGCCGTACCAAGATTGTACGAAAGAAGAATATAGCGAACTTCTATCCAGAGTCCCGCAAGAAGTGGATTGGACAGAATTATCTAATTATGAACAACAAGATTATACTGTTGCTTCACAAGAACTTGCTTGTTCAGCTGACGGCGGTTGTGAAATTGTAGACTTATAATCGGAAAGTAATGGAAGTAGAATTAAATATCGAATGCAGTAATTGTGATTCGACATATACTATGATGTATGAGTCGGATGACATACCAAACAGACATGGAGAGCAGGCATATCATTGTTCTTTTTGTGGAATATTGATGGAATCTTATCATGACGACATCGAAGAGTAAGTATGTTGCAGGCATTGACTATTCATTAACTTCACCTGCTGTTTGCACGGCGGAGGTAGTAGATGGTGATATTAAATATTGTAATTGTAAATTTCATTTTTTGAAACAAAATAAATCACATAAATCATTAGGTGATGCAATTATTGCACATAATTATCCAGAATATACCGATGATATTGATAGATTTAGTAAACTGGCCCATTGGACGATCGAATGTATTCGTTGGTTTGATGGCCGGGTAAGCGAAGTTTATTTAGAAAATTATGCTTATGGTGCAACTGGTAGAGTATTCAATATTGCAGAAAATACGGGAATACTCAAGAAACAGCTCAGGGAAGCTGGTTTTAAATATACTGTGATTCCCCCCACAGTAATTAAAAAATACGCTACTGGAAAGGGAAATGCTAGTAAAGACTTAATGTATGAGACATTTTTATCTGAAACACAAGTTGATCTCCAGAGTCAATTATCTCCGAAATCAACTAAAATATCCAACCCTGTTTCTGATATAGTAGATTCTTACTATATTTGTAAAACAGGATTTCACTTATAGGAGAATTATGCTAACTCCCATAGAACAGTACCCTTATTCGGTGGAAACTAAAAATGATAAGATATTGATGTACACAAAAGATAGTGCTTCACATTATGCCGTTCAGTTGCAAGAAGAAGGAAAGGATGTTGAAGTTTGGCATGATGGTGCTTTACAATATCGCCTGAATGGAATACTTCAGGGGATATTTTTTTGAAAAAAACTTGACAAATTTGAAAGAATCTGTTATACTATAGATATGGAAGTGAGAAATGAGTTTAATTGTATTTGATGACGAGAAAATAAATGAAGTTAAAAAACGGAATGAAGTGAGTGAAGAAAGTACTACTGAATTTGATGTAGTCGAGGCCTCAAGAGATGCGAAGGGTGGAAGTGAGTTAGTTTATGCTCGAGTCAAGGAGCGGGTGCCTGAGGCCATCTGGGACTACTATCAGGTCATTCTTTCAAGAGTCCGGACACTTGAAGACAAACCTAAAATTCTTTGGTTTCAGGACACTTCTCAGGATCCAGAAGTACAATTTCTCAAGAAGAAGGAAGAACGAGATAAATTTGAACGGTTTGTATTTCCGTCTGATTGGTGCCTCGAAAAGTATAATCTTGATCTTGGAGTTGAATATGAAAAGAGTGTTATACTAAAGAATGCTATTGAACCAATTCCAGCTCATACAAAATCCAAAAATGGTCCAATACGACTTGCATATATTTCTACTCCCCATCGCGGCTTAGATGTTCTTATTGCTGCTTTTCGTGCTGCAAAATATGAGAACGTGGAACTTGATATTTATTCCAGTTTCAAATTATATGGCTGGGATGAAAAGGATAAAGATTATGAACCCTTGTATAAGGCATGCAGGGAGACACCAAATGTAAATTATCATGGAACGGTTTCCAATGAAGAAATTCGTTCAGCACTTCAACAAACTCACATTCGTGCATACCCTTGTACATACAAGGAAACAGGTTGTATTTCTGTAATTGAAGCAATGAGTGCGGGTTGTGTTGTGGTTTGCCCGAATCTGGGTGTCCTACCAGAAACGTGTGCAAATTTTGCATGGATGTACGGATATTGCCAAGACAAGTCCGAACACGCTAGAAAGTTTGCGTATGTCTTAAAGGATGCAATTGATAACTTTTGGGAGCCGCCAGTTCAGGCCGGTCTCGCATTCCAAAAGCAATACTTTGATATGCACTATGATATTGATACTACTGCAAAACAGTGGACAATGATGTTAAGTACAATTAAAGATAATTTAGAAAAATCTAAATAAAAAACTCACAATGGCTAGAAAAAAAACAGTAGTAGAACGGAAACCTTTAAAAGTAAAACGGATTCGTAATATTACTGAAGAGCAACGTGAAGATCTTCGTAAACGTATGGTTGAAATGCGTAAAAAAAAGAAACCAGCAGAATACAAGAATGTGCATCTTAGTGTTATTGCAAAATCAGATGACGATCCCTATTCTTTTAAAAAAGTGAAAGAGTGGATTGTGGAGTCCAAGGATCAGGTTTCTGCTCTTAGCAAGATTGCTAGAAATCCAAAAGGTTCTCCTCAAGAGAAACAAAAGGCAGCTAATCTTAGAGATAATAAGAAAGCCTATATTAGATATTGTGAACATTATCTAAAATATGGCGATTGGGTTGCTGTATTTTCGGGTAAAAATGAAGAATATAAAGCAGTCCCGAAGGTTGTTGCGATGGCTTATAATTCGGACGGAACACCTAAAAGAACAATAGGCTTTTGGTATCCTGATATTCAAGAAATTTGGACAAAAGATATGAATGAATATGATACTGTTGAATTGGAGAATTGGGAATATACCCAACCGAAAGAACCCGTTGCATTGACGGATACACAATTTACAGGAGAAATTTGATATGCCTGAATTTAGTATACAAGAAACATTTGACTTGATTGGTAAAGCCCAGACAAGAGAAGAGAAACGACAAGTTCTCACAGATAGAGAGAATTTTGCAACTAGAGCATTGTTGCAATTGAATTTTCATCCCGATGCTGAATGGGTATTTCCGCCGGGGGCACCACCATATACTCCTTCGCAAATAGCCGCTTCCACTCCTCATTCTCTTCATTTTGCAGTGTAGAAGTTGATTTA